TCCAGTTCCAGAGACAAAGAAGTTTACACCATTATCATTGTCACCAGATCCAGCAATAAACAAATCACCTAAAGTAATATTAGATGTAGAACCTTCGTATCCAGTAATTTTTTGGACTTTAATTTCTGCAGATCCATCTGATCCATTACCACTGCTTATTCCTCCCTGTGAAACACCAGCACCTCCAGCTCCAACAGTAACATTAACACTTGAAACACCAGTCAAAGCAGTGGAAGGAACCGAGAACTGCACATAACCACCAGCAGCTCCTCCACCACCGCCAGATGACCAATAACTTCTATCTTCTGTTTGAGTAACGCTAATATATCCGTTACCACTATTTGTATTCGATTGTGAACTAGGACTATTGAAGTAAGTTGTACTGATTGCCGACAATCCTCTTTGTCCACCATCACCACCACCGTGATCACCACTACCACCGCCACCAGCACCAGGAGAACCACCAACGGTGTCGGTTATACGACCGCAACCACCACCGCCGCCTCCGCCGCCGCCGCCTTGGCAACCATATCCACCACCAGCTCCACCACCACCACTCTGTAAAGTTTGATTAGTTTCGATTACATTGTCTCCTGGGCTAGGTGCTGGTTGTCCTGCTTGTCCTGCTTGACCTTCACCATATCCACCACCGCCACCGCCTCCACCTGCGCCAGCAATAATAATGTTTCCAGCTTGTATTCTTAAAATACTTCCAGATCCACCGCCGCCGCCGTCTCTATCAGAATATCCATCACCGCCAGGTCCACCAGTAGCACTAGAGGCAGCATTTGCACTACCAGCATAAACTTGACCAGCTTGTCCTGGTTGTAATACAAACACAGTACCAGTCGTTGGAGTTTTTAATGATGCTGTAAATACATTTCCAAGTCCCCCTGCACCTTCTAAACCAGTGGTTCCTCCTGATATTCTTCCGCCGCCACCAGCAAGTGTAAATGCAACGTTTGTTAATTTATAGTTATTATTGGTAACAGATGTGGTAAAAGTAAATGAGTTAGCAGAAGAACTTTGCCAAGTATAAGTAACTGGCGATAATGTAACAATATCACTAATAAATCTAGATTTTCCAGCAGATCCATTTCCAGTAGGACTTGTTCCAGCAGTTCCTTCTGCTCCTGATGGAACAACCGCTGGATTTACTAAAGTTCCAGCATAATATGGACCATTTCCACCAGCTCCACCAGATCCAGTTGTTGTTCCATTTAAAATTGTAATCGAACTAGCAGCACTTCCAGATGTTGTATAAATTTGATATGCTCCGCCAGATCCACCAGCACTGAAGGAAGCAGCATTTCCTTTATTTCCACCAGGACAAGTGACTGTCAATAATGAACCAGCAGTAAATACAGTGGATCCACCATTGTTACCAGCTTGAGTGTAAACTGCTCCAGAACCACAACCAGCTAAAAGAGTAACAGTTAGTTTTGAATAATCTGCAGGTAAAGCTAGAGAATACGGACCACCTACAGCATATGTGTATGTATCAGTGGCATAAATTGGAACACCACCAGTCTGAACTGTTCTGCCTCCAATATTAGATCCACTCGTGAATTTTTTCATAAATGGAGCACCAATCGTGGTAAGCAACTGATATGTTCCAGCACCTGCACCGCCAGAAGCATAGTAGTATCCTGGTTCTTTTATAGATCCAGATGCTTGATCTCCACCACTCCAGTTAAAAATATCATAAGTTCCTACACTGGCATCTAAAATTGGACCCTTCGATAATACATGAGTATGACTATACGCAATACCACCAGGGGGTAAGAAATTTGATATTTTACCAGTTGATTCTTTGTATCCTGCAAGATATCTATCTCCAGATACAGTTGAAGCATAGTTTGTATCCAATGGTGCTTCACAGTGGAATAATCTATGTGAGTGTTGTGGAGCACCAGCTAATTTTTTCTCTTGGAGAGATACCTGAATAACTTGCGATCCAATAATTGTTCCAGGAATAGTATCAACAACATTGGTGTATCCAGTTGGTGTGATATTTCCTAGAGCAAATTGACCTTTTTGTGCATCTTTATCCAAATACCATTTACCTGCAATGGTATTCAAACCTACACCTAGATCAGAATTACCAACGTTTGCAGAGTTTGCACCATAAACTGGTCCATTACCAACAATTCTTTTTGCTAATAAATCAGGAACAGCAAATGTTCCCATTGATGTCTCTGGCCAATAAGTCCAAACATTGCTTTTATTAATTGCTTGGATAGATCCATCAGCAGGATTAATTCTAACTTTGACCACACATCCAGACCCAGTAGCTCCGCTAACAGTAACAGTTGGTGGACTAAGAGGATTATATCCTTTACCAGGATTGAGAACATCAATACCTTGAACTATACCACTAGAAACAACAGCAGAAGCAGTTGCTTGGACTGGTGTTATAGTTGGAAAAACTTGATTGACACCAGATGGTGGGGCAGGAATATTGACAGTAATTGTTCCAGTGTAATTAGTTCCGCCAGAAGTTACATCAAGTCCATCACTAGCTACACCACCATAATCATTTCCAATAACTTCATATAATGCTGGATAATCTGATATATTATATTCAGAACCATCACAATAGATATATCCTTCATATTGATATTCTGGATTAGAACCAGGATTTGCTGACCCAGATACATTTTTATATGAGTATGTACCACTTTGAGGAATAAGAGTTGGAACAAAACTGTGATCAAAAGAATTCTGGGTTGATTTTAAAACCTGAACAATAGAACCAATTGATTGATGATCCATACCTTTGTCGGTATAGAAATTAGTTCTTTTGTTTCTATAGGATGGATTAATTGCTACTGCCATTTTTCTTTCAATACTTAATTAAATATTCCATGATGATGTAAGGAGATGTCACTTCATCAAGAGAAGCAACATCATCAGTTTTTAAAGTAAGAATAGTGCTTAAATTATCTGGAGATAATAGATAAGAACTGGTTTTGATTTTATATGTATGATCAAAAGCCTGGAAATTAATTTTGTGGGCGTGAATTGTTGGATCAGTAGTTTGTGCAAGTTCTTGTACTTCACTAACAAGATTATTTACTTGAGGATAAGCTTGTGATGTTCTACTTGTAGTATTTACGTTTATTGGAACAACATCGGAAAGACTGACACCATTGTAATCAACGGGAACTCCTAAACTGCCAGTAGTATATGTTGCTGGAACTGCTGCTGTTGATGGATTTATATTTCCCTGACCGCCACCAACGCCAGGAATGTCACCAATAAATGTGCAAAGACCGAAAGCACGGATCCAACTCTTATACTTAGGACTATCCGCAAAAGTAACTTGTTGTAAGTTAAAATTTGTTTGACTTGTTAAAAGACATTGATAACGCAAGGAGTTCAATCCAGCTGCACCTTTTAAGTCATAACATAAGTTGTAGTATATAACTTCGGATACCGCAGTGCTTTCAGATCCGTTATAATTTCCAGAAAAAATACCACTTGCAATTGCCCAGCAAGGAGGTTGGTTAGTTCCAGATCCTTTATCAGAAGATCCATTTGGATATTGTGTATTATCTAACCAAGTTGAAATTGGAACAGTTGATGCAACGTTTCTATATCCAACTCCAAATCCAGATGCTGCAGATGTTTCATTTACAGTTTTTATTCTCAATCTGTTTGTTGATGAGAAGTGCATGTGAGAATGTAATGCCAACGAATCCACGGATTCATTATCAGTATATCCACTGTTGTTTGTTCCTTTACTCCAAGATGGTTTTCCTTTTATAGAAATTTCTTGAGATGGAATATTAAAATTTCCAGTATAAGTAACTGGGATTACTGTAGTAGCTCCAGTTGTAGATCCAACAACTGGTGTAGCTTCTATTCCCATTCCAGATCTTGTCTTTGCAACACCAGCTTTATTTTTTGTCAATATGTTGATGTATTCACCAGCAGATGCTCCACTAGTTGGTTTTGGAAACTTTGATCCAAAATCTGGAACAACAAATTCATCATCATTTAATACATCAATAGGATCACCAGCAATATCATAACGAATAAATTTGCAAGCAGATCCAGTTCCAATTATTTCAGCAAGTGCTGGATAATCAGAAGCATTATATTTTGTGCCATCACATTTAAGATACCCAGCAGGAAGAACTTTTACATTGTCTTCCGAAGATGGATCAAGAGAAGTATACTCAACTGGCCAAACAATAATTGATCCAGCTCCTGAACCATATTTTGCTCTCTCTTTAGAATAATGTTTTGCCATTAGTATGCTTTGATGAGGAATGTCGTTATGAGTGCTGGCATTGCGACATCAGCAATAATATTTAGTGCGTCATTGATACTCTCGGGAGACACATTTCCAAGGCTGACATTATTAACTGGATATACTGATGGGGGTGCCAACGATCCTTTGCCCATTTGTATATCAAAACTTCCGTGATTGTGTCCGAGGAAAGTAGAACTGTTTGGATCTAATTGATCCGTTTGGTTATTTAATGTGGTTGGAAATGTTCCGTGCTTAAAATTAAGTGTTTGACCAGTCAAAGCAACAGCATTTAAAGTTGGTTGAGATAATTCTAAAGTATAAACATAGTTTGCATCACTCGATCCAGTTCTAGCAATAGAAAGAACTTGTGTTCCAGGAGCTATGCATGGAGTTGCAGCATTTTGAGCTGTATAGATCCACATGAAAGGAACAATTGAAGAATAGGTAGATCCAATATTTGTTCCAGCTGGTAATGAAATGGTTGCTGCCAGTGCAGGAACACTGACATTAGAAACTGTAAATGGAGGAGAAGTATCTGGATCATATCCAGTTATTGGACCGAAATGATTTCTTCTATTTGCAACACTCATTGGTTTTGGAAAAACACCAGTCCATGCTGGTTGTTGGTGTGCTTTATTTGGTGTTGTTACAGTAAAAGCACTAGTGTAAGAACTTCCAGTAAAAATATAACTTAAGTTTGATGCAGATGCAGCACCAGATGGGTGTGGTCCAGTTGGAGGCCATGCGTCCGCTGGAACATTTGACCAGAAAGTAGTACCTTCAAAATTATAAAATCTGTCAGTTGTTGGTAGAGTAAATTCATGAGTTTCATCTCCATAATATGTTATTAATCCCCTACCGTTTTGCCAACTTGGAGCTTTTGTATCTTGTAGTTGACATTCAGAGTATCCTTGGTTACTGGCACAAATTCCAGAAACACCACCAGAAGTTACTATTTTATAAGGTTCAAACAACATCGGTCCATTAAATTGTTGTGCTGCCCTTGCATAAGTTCCTGGGTGGGAATGTCCTGGTGTATGATTGATACCTAGTTTCCTGTTAACAACGTAAAGCGTTGTATTAAAATCTGGAGATCCAATAGTGATATTACTGAATTTTCCTTGCATTACAAGTGTTGGATCTACAGTAAAATCAATATCAGTATTGGCAGAAATAGTTGTTTGAATAGGGTAAGTTAATCCAAATGCACCAATTAAAGGTGTTCCAGTATTTGTTGCTGATACTAACTTTTGATATGCATCAGTTTGACCATATTGATACTTTGTTAGTTGTAAATAAGTATCTTCTAAATCAATTGGCATTTTTAAAGTCATGTTTGGAACACGAAATGTTCCATCATAATCTGGAAAATTGCCAGTCAATCCAGATCCACCGTAACTGTTTCCTATCTCAGATGCAAGCAATGGATATCTGCTTGCTGAGTATATTTTTCCATCACATAGTATCCACCCCTGAGGGACATTGCCCAATGCAAATCCCTCATTTCCATCTCCAGCCCATGGCATAATAGTGCCAACTTTGGCAACTCGCATGAATTTTAATATGCCGTATCTTACTGCCATTTGATTAGATCTCCACTAACCACCAACCACGTAAATCAGTTGGTATTTCTGTCGCATTTGGATCTCCTGGTGCATCTGTAGAACCAACATAAACTAATCCAAATGATGCATTTCTTGTTTGAACGATCATTTCTCCACTATCCCATGCAACTGCTAGGGGAGCAGAAGATCCGACATTTGCCTTAGTTCCAACGCTATCTCCTTGAATTGGAACTGCCTGTGTTCCATTTTTGAGTGCTCTGATGATCAAACTTGCTTTGTAAGATAGATTTCCACTGATCTCAATAAATCTAATCATATCTCCAGTTTGTGCGCCTGCAGGTAGATAAACAACCATGTTACCGCTGGAAGGAGTATTAATTAGATAATTGCCATTTGCTTGTAATGGGTTTGCTTGAACTTGTCCAAGTCCAGTAGAAGATTGTGCAAGATATGTCCAACGACGACCACCATTCTTATTCCAGTATCTGGAAATGCCAAATGCATCAATTGATCC